GGATTCAGTAGATGAATGGGATAGCAATACTCCAAACCCAATTGATAATCTTCAATATGCTGGTCAGTATAGAGATACTTCATTATTTGGGAAAAAAATAATAGGTGAAAATATTAGAAGAATAATAAGAAAGGTTAATTGGACTTCAAATACTCGTTATGATATGTATCGACATGATTATAGTATTTTAAATCCATCCCCAAATTCTGGATTGAGTAGATTGTATGATTCCAATTATTATGTCATTAATAGTGATTATAAGGTTTATATTTGCATAGACAATGGATCTTCAGGAACTAATTTGAAAGGGAATGTATCAAAAGATGAGCCAACTTTTAGTGATTTAGAACCATCATCTCCGGGTACAAGTGGAGATGGATATATTTGGAAATATCTATTTTCAGTTTCTCCTAGTGATATTATAAAATTTGATTCTACAGAATACGTTGTTGTTCCCAATAACTGGTCAACATCAACAGATACTCAGATTCAAAATGTTAGGGAATCAGGAAATTCTGATATTAATTTAAATCAAATTAAAAAAGTATATATTGAAAATGGAGGATCTGGATATTCAACAGGAATAGTTAATATTCTTGGAGATGGTGAAGGTGGTAAAGTATCGATTAAAACAGATCTTAATGGAGTAATAACATCCGCTGTAGTTGTTGCAGGTGGAAAAGGGTATACTTATGGTATAGTTGATTTAGGGTTACTTCAACCATCTGGATCAATTCCTAATCCTGCTACATTAATACCAATTATTCCACCTTCCAAAGGACATGGTTATAATTTATATACAGAATTAGGAACTGATAGAGTATTAATATATGCTCGCTTCGATGATACTGATAGTGATTTCCCTAGTGATACAAAATTTACTCAGATTGGAATTATAAAAAATCCAGAAAAATTTGCTTCTAATAATATTTTTATAGAAAATAATTGTTCTTCACTTTATTCAATAAAGCTTAATTCTGTTGATGAAACACCTAATGTTGGAATTGCTATGTCACAATCAGTGTCAGGAGGTGGTGTTGCGCAAGGTTATGTAGCATCCTATAATAAGACTACAAAAGTATTAAAATATTTTCAAGATCGTTCTTCATATTTTAGTAATACATTCAATCAACAAGATGCAAATGATGTAAGTACTATTAGTAAAGTATTACCCTTTGAATCTTCTAGTAATGCAATTAGTCCATTTATAGGAGATATTGATACATCATTTAGTGGTATTAAAACTACTATAGATTCAAAAGAAATAGATTTAGGTGTATCCTTTACTAATGGACTTGCTGACCCAGAGATAAATAGAAAAACAGGGGATATAATTTACATTGACAATAGACCTATTGTAAGTAGAGATCCTAGACAGAAAGAAGACGTTAAAATTATTCTGGAATTTTAAAAAAAATGGCACAAAAAACAAATTTAAATATTAGTCCTTATTATGATGATTATAATAAGTCGAATAATTTTTATAAAGTCTTATTTAAGCCAGGATTTCCAGTTCAAGCAAGAGAATTAACTACTTTACAGTCTTTAATGCAAGGACAAGTAGAATCTTTTGGAAGTCATATGTTTAAAGAGGGATCGATGATAATCCCTGGCAATATTGCATATGATGGTCAATTTTATGCAGTAAAACTTGATCCTATTAATTATGGAGTAGATGTTTCTTTATATATTAATAATTTTATAGGAAAGAAAATAGTAGGTCAAGTATCGGGAACAACAGCAAAAATTCAACATGTTTCTTTTGCTAATAATGTTGGTGTTGATTATTTAACAATATATGTAAAATATTTGGATTCAGATTCTAATTTTGCATTTAATCAATTTGTAGATGGAGAAACATTATCATGTAATGATAATGTTACATATGGCAATACAACGATTTTTGCTGGAACACCTTTTGCTTCTTTAATTTCATTTAATGCAACATCTATAGGATCTGCAGCGTCCATTGGTGACGGTACTTATTTTATTAGAGGATATTTTGCTAATGTATCTCAGCAAACAATAATTTTAGATCATTATACTAATACACCTTCATATAGAGTTGGATTAAAAATTGATGAATTAATTATTAATGCAAAAGAAGATAATTCATTATATGATAATGCTAAAGGATTTTCCAATTATTCTGCTCCTGGTGCTGATAGGTTTAAAATTAATTTAACTTTAACTAAAAAACTCTTAACGGATCTAAATGATACTGATTTTGTTGAATTATTAAGACTTGAAGATGGAAAAATTAAGAAAATTACCACAAAAACTCAATATAATTTAATTCGTGATTATATGGCAGAAAGAACATATGATGAATCTGGAGATTATACTGTAAGACCATTTGGTGTAACAATTCATAATTCATTAAATGATAGATTGGGTAATAATGGATTATTCTTTTCTAGTGAAAAAACAGAAGAAAAAAATACACCTTCTGATGATTTAATGTGTGTGAAAGTATCTCCTGGAAAAGCTTATGTAAGGGGATATGATGTAGAAAAAACTGGAACTAGTATTATTGATATTGAAAAACCAAGAGATACTGAAACCGTATTGCCTACTAATGTTCCAATTAATTCTGGATCTAGATTAAGAATTAATAATATATCTGGTGTTCCTAGAAATAAACGAACAATAAATTTATATAATGGAGTATATGGTGATTCAGATAAAGTTCAAATAGGTGATGCTAGAGTATATGCATGCAATCTTACAGACGCTGCATATTCCGATTCTTCTAGTAATTGGGATTTATTTTTATATGATATTCAAACGTATACTAAATTAATTTTAAATAAATCAGTTTCTTCTAGTATTCTTCCAATAACGTCTCATGTTAAAGGTAAGAGTAGTGGTGCTACTGGATATGCTACTGCAGCTGGTAATGATAGTGATATTGTATTTTTAAGAGAAACATCTGGTTCATTTTATAAAGGAGAAGTATTAATTATCAATGGTGTAGAAGCTTCTAGAAGTATTAAAGAAACATCTATTTATAATACTCAGGCAATTAAATCGGTAGAACAATCTGCTGGAGATGGATATCCTGCATTTAATGCGAATACATTACTTCAAAGATTTAATATGCCAGGAGGAATTAGAGAAGTAGATATTTCTACATCAAGTAGTGGTGTTTCAACTGTAACAGCAGCAGGTAAAGTATTTACTGGCATAAGAACAGATGCTATTCTTAGATATAGTAGAACTGATGGTCCTACTCTTAATTGGAATATAGAAACATTTAATAAGGTTAGTTATGTATCTCCAGATGGTTTATATTTAGAAATTGTTGGAATACCAGATGTCAGTAATGTTTTTAGTGGAGCATTGCCAAGTTCTGTACAAAAACAAATTCCCATTTTCCCTGCTGCTACATTAGTAAATCAAAATAATTCAAGTTTATGCTCACCATTAGCAAATAGTAATATTTCTTCTATAGATTTTTCTAATGCTACATTAACAATTCAAGAGCAGATAACTGGTCAAGAAACTAATGCTAATGGTGTTCTTACCTTTAATATTTCAGATGTAAGTACTGGAATTAGTAGTGCAACTTTTGCAACTTTTGATGAAGAAAGATATTCTGTACATTATAGTAATGGTACAGTTGCGCCTATTAGAGAGGATCAATTTAACCTTTCTGCAAATATTGTTACAATTAGAGGATTGGCGCCAAGTCAAACTAATGTTGTTGTAAATGCAACAGTTATTAAGGGTGAAGTTAAAAATAAAGTAAAGAATTATAATAGAAGTAAGAAAATTGATATAGTTTATTCAAAGTATGCTCAATCTGGAAATAGTGATAATAGTACAATTAATGATGGTTTAGAGTATAAAAAGTATTATGGAATAAGAGTTCAGGATGAAGAGATATGTTTAAATTATCCTGATGTAGCAAAGGTGTTATCAATTTATGAATCTCTTGATTCAGGATCACCAACATTAGATGTAGTTCAATTTACTGCTAGTGCAAATGTTACTGAAAATGCAATAGTAGGTGAAAATGTAATAGGTAATAAAAGTCAAGCAGTAGGAAGAGTTGTTTCTAAGCCATCTACAAATAGATTAGAGGTAGTTTATTTGAATGGTAATAAATTTGATGTTGGAGAAGATGTAGTTTTTGAAGAATCGAATATAAACACTGAAATTGAATCTATTATATTAGGAAGATATAAAAATCTTACGGATTCTTATAAATTAAATAAAGGGCAGAAGACACAATATTACGATTATTCCAAAATAGTTAGAAATCAAGAAGTTTTAGAACCAAGTAAAAGAATATTGGTTGTTATGGATTATTATTCCGTAGCAAGTGATGCAGGTGATGTATTTACAGTTGAAAGTTATGATAGAAAAAGATTTTCAGCAGATATACCAAATATTGCTGGTATAAGAGCATCAGATACTCTTGATTATAGAGCTAGGGTATCAGTATTTGATCCAGCTAATACAACTAAATCACCATTTGACTTTACTTCAAGAACAACAGGACTTACTGATAGTCCTACATATACATTATCTCCAGGTGAAGGATGTACAGTCGCATATGATTTTTATCTTCCGAGGATTGATAAGCTATATTTGGATAAATTTAGTAACTTTATTTTAGAAAAAGGTATTCCAGCAAGATTTCCTAAAGAACCAATTAAAAATGATGAATTGTTAGCAGTTGCAACAATTAATCTTCCACCATATCTTTATCATCCACAAGATGCATTTTTAACTTTGATTGATAATCAAAGATTTACTATGAGAGATATTGGATTAATTGAGGATAGGGTTCAAAATTTAGAAAGAGTAACATCATTAACAATGCTTGAACTGGATACACAATCTCTTCAAATTCAAGATGCTGATGGGAGAAATAGATTTAAAAGTGGATTTTTTGTTGATGATTTTAGAAATTCTTCTTTAGTAGATAATTTTTTATCACAAATTCAAGTTAATCCAGTAAGCAATGAATTGGGGCCAATTATTTCTCGAAATAGTCTTCAATCGCAAATTGCACCAGCAAATGATATTAGTGATGAAGATTTAGATCTTAATTCAAATTTTGCTTTATTAGATTCTAATGTTCAGAAAACTGGAAATTCAATAACCTTAAAATATGACGAAGTTGATTGGATTAAACAAGAATTTGCTACTGGTGTAGAAAATGTAAATCCTTTTAATGTAGTTGTATATACAGGTATTCTTCAATTGCAACCAGAAGTTGATACATGGACTAGAACTATTCAACTTCCTGATAGAAATACAAGACAAACAACCGAGACTAGTAGAACTGTTGTACAAAATCTTGTTAGTAGAGTAAGATTATCCCAAAATATTGCAACATCATCCCAAACAAATTCAACTGAAAGAGTTGCAGCAATAGATAGGACAGGAAGACCATGGGATGCTGCTGCAGCAAGATTAATGGAACAAGGGTGGGGGATTAGACAGGATACTTCTACAACAAATTCAACTCAAACAAGCGCAAGTAATATTACAACTAGGAATGTTAATACTGATGTTATATCATTTGATGATGTAACTATTAGAAATGTTTTAACTTCTACAACAGATGAAGAATTTATGAGGTCTAGGAATACTGAATTTAGAGTAACAAATCTTAAACCATCTACAAGATTTTATCAATTTCTTGATGGAAATAGTGGTGTTGATTTTACTCCTAAATTGATTGAAATAGCAAATGATGAGACTTTAGAATCTTCCGGATCTAGTGCAGCATTTGAAATTGGAGAAACTGTTATTGGAAGTATTGGTCAAAATGAATTAATTACGTTTAGAATTTGCACTCCAAATCATAAAGATGGTGCATTTAATAATCCATCAGAAACTTATATGATAAATCCATATGAACCAACTGAATCTATATCAAATGATTATGATATTTCGAGTAAAATATTGAATATGGATACATTTTCAATATCACAAGAAGCACAAGGATTATATGCTGGATATTTAACTGTAGGAATGAGATTAGTTGGGCAAAGTAGTGGTGCAGTAAGTTATGTTAAAGATTTGAGATTAATTTCAGATAATTATGGTGATTTGGTTGGAACATTCTTCTTAAGAAATCCATATGTATCTCCGCCACCTACAGTTAGGATAGAAACAGGGACAAAGACCTTTAAGATAACTTCAAGTGAAACTAATGATGATGGACTTCCAGGAAGTAATTCTGTTTCTTGGGCTGAGACTAATTATAATGCAGACGGAACTCTTAATCAATGGGAAAATGAAGTTAATACAAATACAAGAAATTTAACTACTACAACTATAACAAATTTAACAACAGATGCACAATTAACAACTAATATAACCAATACAAATACTAATACAGTTACTGAAGAATATTTTGACCCTCTTGCCCAAACATTTGTTGTTGGTGGAAATGTTGAAGCACCTTCAGATATTGATACTAGTGATGATATTAATGGCGCATTTTTAACTGCTGTTGATTTATATTTTGCTAGAGTAGATGCTAATAATGCTCCAGTAAGAGTTCAAGTTAGAACTACTCAGTTGGGTACTCCTACTAGGACTGTTTTGGGTAGAACAGTTACTTTAAGACCAACTACAACAGATGCAAACGGTAATGTTGTATCTGCAATACAGACATCAGATACTGGGGAGATTCCAACTAAAGTTACTTTCCCAGAACCAATTTATTTGGCACCAGGAACAGAATATGCAATTGTAGTTATTTCTGCAAATAGTGACGAATATGAATTGTGGTGTGCCACAATGGGTGATAGAACTGTAAATACTACATCACTTCCTGATGTTGAGAGTGTTAGATATACTCAACAATTTGCACTTGGAAGTTTATTTAAGTCGCAAAATGGTTCTATATGGTCTGCAGATCAATATCAAGATCTTAAATTTAAACTTTATAAGGCAAAAT